CTTTCAATTCGTCTAAAGTTTTTAAAGGTGGTGGCTCTGTTTGAACAGTACCCGCTAATTGATCTGCAAGACCATCCAACCCAAGTCCACGGAGTGCTTTAACTGCCATATTTTTAGCACCCTTCATAACACTTTTCAAAATCCCCATAAGGTCTTTCATAGCATCTTTCATATATTTGAATGCAGCATCTGCTCCTGAAGATATCTCATCCCAATAAGAATATACTATACCACCGACAGCGAGACCCGCAATTAATCCCCAACCAAGTGGACCCATAGTCATTAATGGCATTATTAATGATGAGCCGATTCTAAGAAGGAATCCTTTACTTTTAAAGAACATACCTTTGACGGCATTCCAGATGCCTTTTTGTTGTTTTACAAATTTTCCAGTTTTCGGGTCTCTTTTAGGGCCACCTTTTGGTTTTTTATCCGTTTTATCCGTTGTCTTACTTTCACCATCAGGGGCCCCGTGGAGACCGCCTGCACCACTAAAGGCACCACCAGCAACTCTATATTTCATTCCTAGGGCTTTTGCAATGATATTTACTAATCCACCTCCGGCGAACATAATTGACCAAATTGCCAATCTGAATGGCGCGGTGAGCGTTTTTGCAACCCAGGATTTACCAAAAATTTTACTAACTGCTAATGTTCCAACCGCAAAACCTAAGACATTGCCAAACCATTCTACAACTTTATCCTTAGTATCTTGTTGCTTATCTTTTAGAGCCTGTTCATCTTTCTTTGCGTCTTTAAATATACCACCTTCTATACCAAATAATCCTGCTACCCAGTCTATAAGAATTTTACCTGTTTCAGAGAAAAATTTACCTATAGATTTAAATGATTTTCCTACAGCCTCAATTTTTTCTGTCGAGGTCATTGTGTCCCAACCTTCAAAGTGGGCTTTAATATCCACAAACATTGTTTCTATAGCTTTCCAAAATCTTATTAAACCTTTTACTGTTTCTGGTAATAGGGTATTTTTTGCCCAATCCCCAATCCATAACGCAATTGGTGCTAATACCTCATACATTGCTTTTAAGGCACCTTTTAAAGATTTCCACATTTCTTTCAGCTGTTTCATGTCTAATTGAGAAAATAACGCAATCATACCAACACCTAAAAGAGTCATAAGAATCTTAGAATATTTTTTCATCATCTTCTTAACATTGGCAATGAAACCTGTTTTACCATCTTTGTCACCAATGGTAGCTTTGAACATAGCTTTTAATTCATCAATTAATGCACGATCAGCCGCTTTTTTCTCTTTGATTTCTTCTACATTTTTTTCAGGAGGTTTACCGAGGATTTTTGATTGTTCTTTAATGGCTTCATTGATTTTTTGCAGAGCTTTTAAATTCTCTTTTTCAAAACCCATTCCTTCTTGGTGTCTTTTTTCTTCAGCTTTTTTTTCTTCTGGTGATAATGCCATTAGTAGTTACCCTTGTTGCATTTGTTGTTGTTTATTTCTTTCATTTTCTTCTTCTATCCATTTCATTAATAACAATAAATAGATTTCACGTTCCCATGGAATTAAATTTTCTACCTCAGTCACCGACCATTTATGATGATGCATCAAACTAAAATTGGTTTGGTAATAGTTAGTTACCGATTCGGAACCAAGGCTTACACGAAAAAAGATCCTAGACCCTCCAGGGTCTTTTCACTTTTCCATCCACACATACCAGCTTTTTTTGATTTACCATTTTTATTCATACATTTTAATTCAATTGTATGTTTTAATACTGGAATTGTATCAAAGAATTTTTGAATCTTAGTAAATGAGTTATCAGGTAAAGATTCTAAAAATTTATCTAGTTCTTCTTGCGTGTGATCTTTTGTTGAATATACTGTATCCTTATCCCATATAGATTCAATACAAGAAGAAATTGTATTGAAAATATTTTCTACATCTGTTTGGTCTTGTTTAATAGTCTTTTGTATTTGCATTGAAGGATAACTCATCATTACACCAACATCCTCTGATAATGGTATTTTATTAGTATGTCCTTCAGTTCGTTGTATTTTTATTGTTGATAAATCAACTTGTACTGGAATTTGTTTTTTACATCTATCACATTCAAATGATAGATCAACAACTTCACCTTTTGATTTACTTCTTAATTGTAAAAATATATACTCAATGTCAAACATTGGCATACTTTCTATATCAAGTGTGTTATCTACACAATTTCCAATAATATTTTTAATTGCGGTTGTCATTTGTTCTTCATTATCACTTTCCATCGCAATTAATAGAATTTTTTCTTCTTTAACTAAAAAAGGTCTAAAACTTACTTCTTTATTCGTTGACGGAATTGTTAATTTATATTTTGGTACTGTTATTACTGGTAATCCCATTTCATTTACTCCTTATATAAAATGATGTTTATAATATTTTTAATTTACCAATTAGTCGCTTTCCATTCTTCCATTGTTAATTGTGCTGGTAGAGCGGCTCTTTGTTGTTTTATAATATCTCCAAATTTTGGCATAGTTAATAGTTCAAAAGGTTTTAGTAGACTTGCTCCTGTTTCTTTTAGTGCATTCAAAGAACCAAAACTTTCTGACAAAATTCCACCAGCTCTTTCTTTTTGACTTTTCTTTAAAAAATCTGTTACACTAGCTTTACGATACATGATGTCCACTGCCACTTTTTGAATACTTCCAGATTGTTCGTAACCAAGTTGTAAATCTGATAATGATTTAGGATAGGCATCAATTAATTTAACTTGCATCATAACTCTTAAATCATCTACAAAGGTTCTATTATAGGCATCATCAGCTGAATCAGTACCTTTTTCCATACGCGATAATTGATATATTGTCATAGTTGATTGATATTTGTTTGGATATTCGACCCAACCTATATCCAAAGGAATCATAATATCCATCCAATCTTTGAAGAATTTATATTCAAACATTTGATCGCTTAGATAAAAACTCATGTTACAGGCATTCATAAGTTTTTCATAAACATATTCTCTTTTTAAGCCATATGTTTTATGTTCTTTAGTAGCCATTACAAATCCTGGTATATTTACAGATTCACAATTGAACATCATGTTTTGTAATTGAGGCACACTATAATTACCATATAACAATGGTGGTGGAGAAATGATAACACTATACAGATAAGGTCGTGAAAACATATCACTCTGTCTAACATTAGCCATCATTCTATTAACAGAGTTACCAGGCGTTTTAGTCGGAGTGGGACTTTTTTTACTATCCCCAAGTTTAGCTGTTTTATTAGTTCCGAAAGGAATATTAAAGCCGAGATTTACTCCCCCAACTTTCCATCTTCCACCTAAATTAAATGCCATTTAATTTCTCCCCGTTTTACGCATTTCTCTTAATGAATTTTTCCAAACTCTTTCTGAAGCGTATTTTCCGAATGTTGATGTAACAAAATGTTCTACTTTTGGTTTCATTAAAAGACTTCGCCAATCTTCTCTATTTATTCTTAGTATCTTTCCACCTCTTATATTTTTAATTATATAATGTCTATAACATACTTTTGCTGGTCTATACTTTCTCATAGTAAATAAAAGACCTCTAAAAAACTTAGCAAATGCTATTGGTGAACGATGCATATCTGGACTAATTTTTTCTAATTCATCTAATAATGGTAATCTCATATCTGGTGGTAAATAATGAAAATCAAGACCACGGAAAAGAGAATCCCCACCTCCAGATCCTCCTTCAGCTAATGTTGATTCTATAGACGACCCTTTCAGTTTTCCACGTGTACCTTTAGCTTTTGGCACTTTACCTAATGAAAATACTAATGGAAATACATTGTAATATTCATTTGGATTATATGTGATATATTTAAAGAAATAAAATTTAGCAGAGTAAATTCGTGTTACTCTCCTCCCTGATATTTTATGAATCCCTGCATCTATACTTTCCATATCTATATTTATAAGAGTTTTTTATGTTTTTTAGATTGAATACCTAGTTCCTTTTCAGTCAAAATAATGAACTCCATATCACGTTTTTCGGCCCATTTACGAGCAGCCTTCCATTTAGCCTGATTCATTATAAATGATTTGAGTTTTTTGACATATCCTGGTGTTTGTTTTTTAGGTTTTCGAGGTGGTTTACATTGAACAGCAGGTTTCACTTCGACTATATATTTTTTATACTCACCAGTAGTTGATTTGACCTTCACATAGAAATCTACAAAATATCGTCTGGTTTTCTTTTCAGCGGGATTATAGTAAGGTATGATAACATTCTCTGAACCCCATTCAATCACGTTGGGGTGTGTGTCTAAATACTTCATATATCTTAATTCCCATGAAGAGCGATATTCACATTCTTGAAGATTCGCCACATATTTTTCTTTATTCTGTATTTTATACCTTCCAACTCTAGGATATTTTTTCATATAACTCTTATAAATATAGGATAGTACAATATTTATAACACGGAGAAGAAGCATGGCTAAAACGTATTTTAGCACAAATACAACCGGTACTCATACTGACGAAATGATGGGTAAATCTCGATCTATGATGGATCAGTTATCTGATACAACACCGATGCCTAAAAAAGATGGTATAGACACGTGGAGATATCCTATCTATATTGATAATATGAATGAAGATAATGATGCACCACGAGTAATGGAATGTATTCATTTTACAGCTATGAAACAAGGTGGTGTATCTTTTGAGGATACAGCATTAGAAGCTGCTGCACTAGCAGCGATGGCGGATCAAAAAGATAATACATTAGCTAAAATGACAAGTGATAGAGGTTTATCCGATAGTGCCCTTAGCAGTATGATAGGTGGTACAGGTAACTCTGGTTCTTATAATTGGGCAACAGATCAAGAACCTACTGTGAAGAAACTGAGGGAAGCATGGGCAGCGGACAATGGTAATTCTACGGCGAATGGTGAGAAAACTGATACAGAAAATATGTTTGACAAGGCTGTACAGGGGGTCACTACTCTGGGAAGGATAATTAAAACACAACACAAGAATGTAACCGCTGCAGAAAAACCACTTGCACATTGTTTTTTATATATGCCTTCTTCTGTACAGGAGGGATTAGGTGCTTCATGGGGAGCAGAATCATTAGGTGCTGCTGGGCAGGCTGTAAAAGGACTTATCAAAAATGGTAAGATTGATGATATTATGAGAAATTTTGCTGGTGGTTCTGTAGGAGCTCTTAGTCAAGCTGTTGCTGTAGCAGGTGGTGCAGCAGCTGGTGCATGGTTAGCTAAAAATGCTGTTTTAGGTGCTATTGGAGCAGCGGGAGTTCTTGGGGGAATAGGCACTGGATTTCAATCAGCAGCAAGACTTACAACAAATCCTTTTGAAGAACAAATATTTAATGGAATAGGATACAGAGAATTTGCTTTTGATTTTGTATTTCAACCATCAAGTGAAGCTGAAGGCATACAAATTGCTGAAATTATTAAAATGTTTCGACTTAATTCAAGACCAAATTTTGCCCGAGGGCCTTTTGGAGAAGGTCTGTATACCTTTCCTAATGAATTTGCAGTTGAATTTATGACATCTACTGGTATTGGCGGTGAGTTTATACGCAATAAAAATCTTCCAAAAATGTATAATTGTGTATGTACTAATGTTCAAACAAATTTTACACCAGAAGGATTTTGGTCATCTTTGAAAGGTGGAACACCAATAGCGTATGCAATGAACCTTTCGTTTGTAGAAACTAAAAAAATTACTCAAGAAGATATAAAGAAAGAATACTAATATGTCATATTTTAAACATTTTAAAACAATTGGTTATGATGTTCGGGGAGCAGAAGATAATTTTGAGCTGGATGTTGTAACTAATATAATTCAACGAGTTCGTTTAAGATTAGATAGTATTAAATATCAAGCATTTTTTGGACAACATATAATCCATGATGGTGAAACTCCAGAATATTTAGCACATGAATATTATGGTGATTCTGGGTTACATTGGATTATTTTATATGCACACCAAGCAACTAATCCATATTATGATTGGCCATTAAAATACCATGATTTACAGAAGTTTGTTAATAAAAAATATGGAGTGAATGTATATGAACCTCATCATTATGAAGATAATGAAGGTTATGTAGTAGATGAAACTTATTTTGATGGTACAGAATGGATACCAACGGCCGGAACTACAGCTATTACTAATTTTCAATATGAAGAACAATTAAATGATGGTAAAAGAAATTTGATGATTATTAGACAAGAATTTGTTTCTGCGATTATAAAAGAATTTAAAATATTATTGAAATAGGTTAGTTATGGCAGAAAATCAAACAGAATCAACAGAAGTTTTTATTGAAGCGTTAGAACTGGTAACTCCTTCCCAAGTAATACCTTTAAATGAGCAATTTGTTGTTTTTAATATGTATGAAAATATGTTCCGGGATGCTGTTAGTGCAGACATGATGGTAAACGATTCAATTAATCTTACCCAAAAAGCTCCCTTGCTCGGAGAGGAGTATCTTAATTGTATACTCTCCAATAGAACACTCAAGGGTCACGAAATAGCTTCTTTAATACCAGGTGATATGTATGTTACATCTATAGACAATCGTTATGTTACTAAAGAAAGACAGCAATTGTATATGATACATTTTACGTCTGAAGCAAGTGTAGTTAATTCTAATACAACTGTTAGTAAAGCTTTTCGTGGTAAGCAAATTAGTGACATTGTTCAAACAATATTAGAGGATTATGTTGATGTTCCGTCTGCGGGAAATGATTTTGTAATAGAAGAAACTGTTGGTGTTGAAAATATTGTAATACCTAATTGGAAACCATTTAAAGCACTTAATTGGTTAGCTAAAAGAGCTGTCAATAAAAGAGGTATACCAAATTATTTATTTTGGGAAGCTAGTGGTGTTACATATTTTAAAAGTGTTGATAGTTTAATGAAAGAGGAAGTTGCACATGAATTTATATTTTCACCTGTTGTTTCAAAGAGTGATGTTTTAGAAGATTTAGCGGAGGGAAGAACTCATTGTACAGAATTAGAAATTCTTCATCAATATAATACAATACGAAATACTAATAATGGTTATTATGCATCTAAACTAATTACACATGATATTGTAAAAAAGGAAATTAAGCAACATACATATGGTTTAAATATGGCATTTGATCCAGCTATTACTCATACAGATGCTTTTATGCCTTTAAGTGTGTCGGATACTACCTTTGTGGTTCAAGATAGAAATAATTTTGCTCCAGATGGTCTTATTGGTAGAGAAGGTGAAAAGATGCAATCATATTATGATAGTAAGATAATGTTTCATCCAAAACATGATCGGATGTACTCAAAGAATAAAAGCGATGATTATGATAATACTGTAGAAGATTGGAGATTAAGAAGAAATGCTTTAATACTTGGATTAGATCAAATTAAATTATGTATAACATTTCCTGGTCTATCATTTTTACACGTTGGACAGATGATTCATTTAGTTGTACCATCACCGGAAAGAGTACATGAAATAAAACCTGGGGTACCTGCAAACGCCGAAACTTTACATGATAAATATTTGTCTGGTAGATATTTAATTGTAGCATTAAAACATACAGTTGCCAAGATGGATGAACGAAAATATGAATATACAATGATGGCGGATATTGTTAAAGATGCATTACCAGAACCTCCACAATATTATAGCCATGAACACGGTAAAATGATGGGCGGAAAATGATATGAAAACAGAAGAAATTACATTTTGGCAGGGAGTTGTTGAAGATAGAATAGATCCTTTAATGTTAGGTCGTTGTCGCGTTCGTGTTCTTGGTTGTCATACTAATGATAAAGAATTAATACCAACGGCAGATTTACCTTGGGCTTATCCTTGTCAACCAATTACATCTGCGGCGATGAGTGGAGTTGGTCATACACCAATGGGTCCTGTTGAAGGGACGTGGGTGTTTGGTTTTTGGCGTGACGGGGAGAGTCAACAAGAACCTGTAATGGTAGGAACATTTGGTGGTATACCACAAGAAGGTTCGACACCTTCTTTAGGTTTTAATGACCCAAAGGGTAGATATCCATTACTATCTGAATTTGAAGTAGGGGATGAAGGTGCGTTGGTTGGTAAGCCAGATACTAATTCTTTAGCACGTGGAAGTGGTATTTTACCTGTCGGTGAAAAAAATGGAGAACAACATACATCACTTGTTTCAAAAAGAGCAGGAAGAGAACTAGGTGTACCTACAGGTGTAGCTGCAGAAATGAAGGAAAGTATAGGTAAATCTGGTAATACGGGTATGTTTGAGAAAGCTCCTTGGAATGAACCCAATCCACGATATGGTGGAGTTGAGGATGATGCAACTGAATATGAAGCTGTTGGTGAATTATCTTCACAATATCCACATAATCATGTAAGAGCAGGTGAATCGGGTCATATTGAAGAATGGGATGATACACCAGGTGCAGAACGATTACATAGATTTCATACATCAGGAACATTTGAAGAAATACAATCAGATGGTACAAAGATTGTTAAAGTTGTTGGTAATAATTATGAAATAACAGCTGGTGGTAAGAATGTACTAATTGAGGGGGCAGTTAATGTAACAATTGGTAATGATTGTCGTATGTTATTTCAAGGTGATTTAGTACAAGAAATCTATGGTGACTATCACTTGAATATTTGGGGTGATATGAGAACAAAGATTAAGGGTAATGAAGCTAGAGAGGTCATTAATAAACGAAAAACTATCATTAATATTGATGATGATCTTCTTATAGGTAAAGATGCCTTGTGGAATATAGGAGGAGATCAGTTGATTGATGTTGGTAAGACATTGACTTATACAGTAAATGATAATACTCAAATGTTCTTACTTGGAATGGGAAATAATATAACTTCTGCTGGTTCGTTAGGTATTGCATCGGCTACGAATCTTGATCTTAATGCGGCACTAAATCTTGGCATATCATGTGGTATTAATATGGATATAACTAGTATTGGAATAATGGAAATTAATAATATAGCTATGATAACAAAAACAGCTGGCCTTAATTGGATTACTAATACATTATCCGTTCATAATACAACAGCATTGCATCAGATAACAGGTCTACCGATTATGTTGAATTAAGGAGAATATATGCCTTGCGGAATTGATTTTAATTTAAGTAGTTTTAAAGATGGTATAATAGGACAAGCGAGTGGTTTGATTGGTTTAGCTGGTACTATTGGAACACCATTCGGGGTACTGGCTAATATTACTCAGGTTCAAGCTACGGTAGCATTGATGAAAGGTAACTTATTAAGTATGTTACCGATCGGTCAACTTTCAGATATAGCTGCTCTTGCAGAAGGTGGGTTAAGAAGTCAATTAGGAGCATTGGCTGATATGGTACCAGGTTCTGGTGCTGCCTTATCAAAACTTACTTCAATTGCTTCTGAATTTTCTGGTATAAGTAATTTATCAGGGTTTGCTAATATTGATTTGAATGATATTACTAATTCTGTTTTTTCATTATCTGGATCATTCGATCCGTGTAGTATTGATATTCCGAATGTTTTTTCAGATGCCTCAGGTGCTTTACAATCGTTAGCTAGTTCAGTACCAAAAATAGGATCGACTGATCTTGCAATAGATACTACATTCATGCAAGAAGCAACAGGTGGTTTATTTAGTGCTTTTGAAAATAATGTTGACCTTGGTTTTGGTTTGGGTGAATTTACTACGGGTCTTGGAGATTTATCTAGTGGTATTGGGGGATTTACTAGTGGTCTTGGAGGTATAACAAGTCAGCTTACTAGTGGTATGGGTGATTTAACTAGTCAACTTACTGGTGGTATTAATGTTTCTGAATTAACAAGTTCTGCAACTAACTTGACAAGTGCATTTAATGATGTAACAACCGGTTTACCACGAGCACTTAATACTATGGAAATAGGTCATACAATATCTAATTTACAAAAAAATATATCACCGTCAGTTAGTGGTATGGGAAGTATTATACAAAAACTACCTGATGGATCACAAATACTAAGAACGGGAAAAATGTTACAAGCAGAATTGAAAGACAATATTGCAATATTAACGGAGGCCTAATATTATGCCAATTGATTGGAGTACTGAACACCTAACGCCAAATTTTGCCGCAAATAGTTTTGGGGCAGAATTACAGCATGTAAAAAATATATATGGGTATCTATTAACTGATGTAGCATATCTCAATCCATTAGCTGATGATATTGCTACAATGGTGGCCCGTATAGACGCTGTTCAGGCATTATTAGCAACAGAGATGTCTGCAAGTGTAGCAGATGCTAGTGCGTTTACTGCATATGCTGTTGGTGGTGGTGTACCACAAGGGTGGATTGACGCAACTAATGATGGTGTAACTGGGTATACAACTGTTGATATGCAAGCTGTGGCTAGTACGGTTGAAGCTTATTAT